GCCGGCCCCCGACCCCATGGACACGGCGGGGTTGTTGGCATAAGCCCGGCGAAGGTTTTCCCCGTCATAAATGAAAGGCGTGTTGATTCCGTCCTGAATAATTAAAAACTTTTCCGCCTGTATGAAATAATGACGATTGGTCTGATGGTTGCGGTCCGGCCAGGGACGCGTGGCGGCCGTTCCGTCACGGTTGAAACGCAGGGCCAATGCCGCGTTGGTGCTACCCTGAACCGACGCAACCGCGTTTTTGCTAAACCCGGACCCTGGCTGGTTCACAGTCACATAAGAAAGGGCTCCGGCGTTGGCGGTGGCAGTGGCCTCGAATCCAGAACCAGTCAAACCTAACGTAACCCCGGTCGGATGGGGGTCCTCGACGGTGACCTTGGACGAGCCTGAAATACCGGCTCCATCGGTTACCTTGCTAGCCCCGGTAATTTTTAAGGTGTAGTAAGTGGTGTCCATGAACTTGGGGAGCATCGTGTACCCCTGGCTGTTTACATTAATGCTGTAGGCCCCGATCACGCTGGCGGATCCGGAAACGGCAGCGGCGTAAGTAAAGGTCGTCGGAGTGGGGACAGAGCTGACGACAACATTGTTGGCGTTAAAGCCTGCGGCGGTGCATCCGGTCACGGAAATAATATCCCCAACGCTTAACCGATGCCCGGTGGATGTGGTTACCGTGACAACCGCCCCGTTCCCGGAGAGGGCTGTCATGGTGGCCGGGGTCAAAAGTGTGCCTGGAGTACCGTTAATCCGGATAATCTTCTTTGTCTGAGGATCGATCCGAAAAAGCCATCCGCTGGCCGCGACAATAATATAGGTCTTTCCCTTACCGCCTTCGGCCAGGTCCACGACGTCCTGTCGGTTATCGGGACGGGTAAAAAGCGTGGCCCCTTGAAAAAAGGAGTTTTCAAACTCGGTTAGCGCATCGGGGTCTTCGGGATCAGCCTGAAGACCCAGTTGCACAAAGCCTGGCCGGGTTTTCACCTGTCCTCCCCTGGCCACCAGATTAACGCCAAGGGCATAGTTGGAATCCTGAATAAGGTTAGGCGCCTTGGAGGAGTCCATACCCCCGGGCAACCCCAAAAACCCGTCCACCTGACGCCCTGGATCAGCAATAGCCATTACCGGATTCTCCCAGATTTTTTGGGTGCCTCAACCCGCAGGGCGTCCCAGTTATCCCTCCACTCGCAGTTGGGGGCAAAATACACCGATTGGGTTTTGGGGAGTTGATCAAAAGGCACGATAAAAATGGCGTTTTGTCTGGTGTTAAAAAAGATAAAGGCATCCACTTCGTTTTTGGTGTACGGGCGCTTGGTGTTCAGTTGCTGGAACCCGGTGCCCCTTAACGCGTAAAACTTAAGCTTGGTCCTCCCCCTTACCCCGTCCTCCGTACCACTGTTGCTTTTGACCTGTACCCTTTTAAGCACACCACGATAGTCCGTAACCAAATCATAACCACTGTCGTAAACGGGAAGACTGACCATAAAGCCCTGCTCCATTAAAACGGACGAAATTTTGGTGACGGCAATAGCCCCCAGGTGCTGGCTCATAGCCAATCCTTCCCAAGGACATTGACGGCCATCCTGCGCCGACGGTAAACCCCGTCCCCGTCACGGCTGCCTCCGCCGTTGGTGTTGCCTTCAATGGTAACCAGCCAGTCACCTTCGTTTTTCTCCACGATGCCGACATGAGCCACCCGGCCCATCGAATTGAACCAAATGCCAAACACGTCGGCGGGTTTAAGCGGGGTTCCTCTCCTCTGCCGGTCCCAAGTGGGCTTAACCAGAAAAGACGGGCTCCAGGCCGAGCGTGGATAGGGATTGAAAAGCGAGGAGCCAAAAGCCGTGTCCCCGACCCAGACAACAAATGCGGCGCACCAGGGCGCCCGTGACCCGGCTAGTCCCGTGGACGCCAGGTACGTATCCACCATGCGTCCGTCGTTTTTACCTGTATCTTCCTTAACTCCGATCTGGGAGCGGGCTGTTTCGACGATCCGATTCCGTGAACCTTCCTGATCACCCAGCAGTAAAGCCGGTGAGGCAAACACAAAAGAAAACGCGAAAACATAGGCTATTTGCACGATAGGACGGCGGCAAAGAGGAGCGCAATGAACACGGCTACAAACAAACTCAGCCGGGTTTTGGCCCCAGATTCTTTCCAGTCGTCCCGCAAGACCCCACGGTCAATGTACCGGTCCAGTATCTTCCAATCGAGTTGAAGGACCGACCACGCGAGAAAGGTACAAAAAAGAAAGCGGACGGCCCCAAACGCCAACACATGCAGGGAGCCGAGGTCTACTGTGCCGGCCGTCGTGTCAAAACCCTGCAAAATGGGGCCGAGAAAAAAGAAAATGAGGGTGGCGGCCAAAAGCGCGACCAACCCCTGAAAACTGGTTTTGATCCAGCGGATCACCAGGGAATCCCCACAAATTTTCGAACAAGCCAAAGAATCGGGCCGCGGGCCGCAAACAGCACGGACACGATCAAAGCCCCACGCCAGAACCAAAGTTCTTTAAGGGCTTTACGCTGTTTCTCCTTCCAAACCCGCGCCTCTTTAACGGCGTTATTGCGCTCCTTTATCGCCTCTTCAAGGTCGGCGGCAGAAGCCAGACAAGCATCTTTGGCAGCTTTAAGCTGCTTCTCAGCCTCGACAATATGAACTTTGGCCTCGGGATTGGCCACACGTTTGGCCGCATCCATGCGGGCCTCCACCGTGGAAAAATCGGCAGACGAGCGTTTAGGTAAAGAAGAACAGCCGGTAAAAACAGCCGCAAGAGCCAGGATGGCAAGGGCATGCATAAAAGCCATTCCAGTTTCTTTTACGTCCTTTTGGTTGTCAATAATCAATTGCGTCCGCCAAAAAGGTTGGACCAGATCCAGGACCCAATGACGCTAAAAAATAGGGTTACAGCAGCGACCACTCCGTAGCCCCGGTTAATGTGTTTTTCCACACTGTGGATCCGGCCGTCGTGCTTGGTGATGTGGTCAAGGGTCATGTCGACCTTGGTCTCGATCCGGGCCAAGCGATCCCGAAACTCGTGTTGGTAGTCTTCGCTCATTTGAGTCTCCTGATCACCTGGCGCATCCGGTCGCAGATCGCCTCGCCGTTTAGCCCAAGCAGGTTCCACAGCTCATTCTTGGCGTCAAAAAACCAGATGAAGTGATCCTTGGTCATGAGTTCTTCCGGGTATAAGGATTTGGTTCCGTACTTCTCGGCATACCTGAGGTCCCAGACAGCCTGCTCGACAATCGCCAAGCCAAGCTCCCGAAGGACCTGGTCAGGCGAGGCCGGTCTCGACTGAGTCGACGAAGTCCCGGTCATCCTGGGGAGCCATGTCCTCTTCCGCGGGTTTCGTTTTTTCTCCACCGCCCACCGGAAGTCCCTCGACCGCAGTCAGGTACATGGTGTCGCCGGAAAAATAGCCTTCGGCCATGAATTCAAACTTTTCCCCTTCGGTGATGCCGTCGGGTGCGTTGAATCCTTCGGGTACGGGAAACTTAATCTCCATTTTCCAAGCCCTCCTCAATTGCTTTCACAAAATCCTCGTCATCGTCCTCTTTTTCGGGCTTTGACGAGTCGTTGGGCACGGGAAGCCCTTCCAGCTTGGTGATGACCAGCTCTCCCCCGTCAATGATCCCAGCAGCCATGAATTCAAATTCAGACCTGGGTTTGACGTCGGGCGGGGCGGCAAAGCCAACAGGCAAAGGCACACGGACTCCCGTGACCTTGTCGGTGACTTTGACTTCGCCTTCGGCCTTGGCGGTCTTGGACTCCTTGGGATCCTCCTTTTTAGGGGAAACCTTGGAAGCCTTTCCACCTGGCAGCACCAGTAGGATGGACTCCATCGTACGTGTTAAGAACGGCCCCCGGGGGTTGGAACCCCGGGGGCGTTCATGTTAGGCGTTAACGTTGTTGACCAGGACGATCAACTCGTTGACCTTGGCAGTCAGACGGGCAATTGCATTTTCAGCAGTCTGCACGTCTGTCACGTTGGCAATGGTATTCGGCGAAGCCGAGATATTCACAGCCGTGTTGTCGGTCAACTGAACCACGTCAGTCCACGTCCCGCCGTTGGCAAGGACGTTACGGACCTGGGCAGCCAGGACGTTGTCTTGAGTCTTAACTTCTAGAGGAAGAGACATTTGATGTTCTCCTTTCTAGAGATTAAGCAACAAAGTCCAGAGCAGCCTCGCCGCGCTTGTGGCGAATCACGTAGCCCCACTCCGGACGAACCGGCTTGGAACCACTGGCGAACAGCGCGCGGAAGTAACCCACGGTGCCGTCCGGATTGTTGTCGCGGTCAATGATGTTCTTCCACTTGAAGTCGCCGCGATAGCTCTGCGGATCGAAGGACATTCCGCCCATCGAGCCCAGGGGCTTCGGGACCACCGAGTGGTAAACCTCATTGATGAGGATGATCGAGTCTTCGTACGCCGCAGCGAGGTAATCGCTGTTGATGTCGTACTTGAACCCTTTGGTCGAGGCCGCGCGGGTAAACGGATAGACCCGTTTCCAGCTAAGCAACCGGTCATTGTTGGCCGCACTGCCGGGAGTGGAGGCCAGGGTGATCGTGGTAGCCGTGGTGCCGGTGACCGCGAAATTGCCACGATTGGTGGCAAGATCGTTGGAGGCAACCGTCACGGTGTCGCCCACCTCGATGCCGTGGCCGGAGGCCACCGTGTAAACGCCGGCGGCGTGGTTGGACGCCAGGACGTTCAGACGGCTATACCGCGGGGGATACGGATCGATGATGTGATAGAAGCCACCGTAGGACCGCTCCACACCCAGGGGAGCCAGAAGCTCGTTGGGCTTGGAATAGCGGAAATCCGAACGGATGTCGGCATTCAGCTTGATGATATCCTCGCTGGTTTCAGCGGAGGTGATCAGGTTAAACACCGGCGCACCGTTCTCCTTGCCTTGGGCGGAGGAGCCGGCACCGTCGCGAAGCAACCGCATGTAGAGCCGACGCAGGATGCCCTGGGTCAGCTTGCTGGTCGCGTCGTTGAGGGGGTTGAACGAGGTCGAACCGCTGGTGTTGGTGACGGTCGTCAGGGTCGCGCCAGCCCCGGTACCCGTGGGGGTAACAAGGTTCTCGGACAACCGGACGTATTCGTCCTGATAGCGCTGAGTCCACACCATAGCAGTCTGCTCGGTGAGGATGTTCATGATCTGGCTCAGCTGCTCCTTGCGACGCACGGGGTAACGCAGGTCCTCGAGAGAGATGTTCGGGGACTCAAGCGCGACGCGCCGCAGGTCGTAGGTGCGAAGCTTCTGGCCGAATTCGACGTTGGCGAACTTCGGCGTGGAAACGTTGCTGTGAACGTTGTCCGAATCGGGCGAAGCATCGGCACCACCGCTCAATGCCTGGGTGTAGGCGTTGAAGCTGGTGTAGGTTTGGTCCGTCGGGTTGGAGCCCAAGACCGCATTGGTGCCCTGCCAGACAGTCTGAAGATCGAAATCATTCTGAAGTCCGGCGGAGGCAGCCCGGGGGATGGAACGCTCGTACGTCAGCACGCTGACGCGGTCGCCCATTTCCTCGGGGAAGGTGTCTTGTTTGATGAGTTTGAGCCAGACATTGTTGTCCACCGTCTTGCGGTAGATTTCCGGCCCAATTCGCCCAGCTTCCTTAACGAGGAGCTGTTCGATGTTGGTGTATGTGGTAGCCATGGTGGCAAATTCTCCTTAGTGGGAAAATTGTTTTCAAAGACAGGAGGGGAAACCGACACGGCCTCCCGCAGTCTTTAAAGCTTGGTCTCCCGGCGGCATCCCGAGACTTTTATTGCCCGCACGGCCGCTTCCATTTTTGTAGGCCTTTGTCCTGCCGGACCCGCTTCCATTTTTATAGGAGCCGTCGGGACAAAAGAGAGTATGACTAAGGACTATTAGGTGTCAATAGCTTTTTTGTATCTATAAAAACACGAACTAGCCGTTTTTTGCGACCAGTTCAGGGCCGTTTCCCCTAAGGTACTGCGGGTTTTAGAAGTCGAAATTTTAGGCTTCATAGCTCCAAGTTTTGATCCTTCATTAACTGCCAAATTTTTTCGGAAATCTTTTCGTTGTAGGCGTATTCGGCTTGAGGTAGCTGATTATATTTTCGGTCTTTGCGTAGTTCCTCCAGCGCATCGCTGACCACCCCACGCCATTTCTGGCCGTCCACGGCGATCTGGTGCTCTGTAGTTTCTTCGGGCAAATTAAATTCTAGCGTGGCTTTCATTGGTCTAAATTATCAAATTTGATAACTACAACCCCTCCGGCACGGGCGGCTGATACTGCACCGCATCGGCCTCATCGTTAGTCGTGGCGGCGAGGATCATGGCCTTGCACCGCAGGTATTCGTTTCGGCAAGCGGCGATGTAGTTCTTTATGGCCTCGCAACGCTCTGGCGAGTAGATGCCAAGGGCTGCGTTTTGCTGGGTAATTTCGTCTAATCCGTTCTCACGAATAAGACAAGAGGCAATTTGAGAAATAATGTAAATTGCATCAGCCTTGGCATTCGACAAATTCCTGTCGTCAATTTTATGCTCAACTCCGTTAATGAATGAAATTATTTTAGGCATATTTGAAATAAATAGATGGTGCTTCTTGTGCATTTACAATATTTGATGCCGTTACGGTTACTGTGGATGGATAACCATTTGAGTCATAGTTACTGGTAAGTCGTAACATATAGTTAGTTAAATAGGTAGAGCCTCCGCTAGAAAGCATTAAATTAGATGAATATAAATTCATGGTTGGTTTAAGTGGGCCATAAAAATTTATGGATGTTGAGTCGGCATTAAACCAAATAGCCCCCCAATAAATTCCCTTATTTAGCGTATAATTACCACCACTAATTGCCTGGGAAAGTAAACCAGCCGAACTAGGCTTAGAGGCTTCCGTTGTTTGGCATAACAGAGTTTTTGGGAATCCGTTACTTCCGTCAGCATCAAAAACAGCAAGCCTTATCTTGGCATTTGCACCACCACCAGAAACATAATAACAAGCAATCTCGCTAAAGGTTGATCTTTGCGGAATATAAACAGCATTAAAACGAATGGCTTGAAAAGTTCCAAATCCACGGTTTGAGCTAATGTCATCACATCCTGAAGGATTAAATAAATAGGAACCAGACGGAAGGGATGATGGTATTTGAACTAAATCCCTTGAAACAAAAGATGCTCCACCAGAAAGCGTTTTTTCCTGATCCCCCGCCGCCGGAGCAGGCACCAGCCCCGCCGTGCCAGCGACAGAACTGGTCGCTCCGACCATGTTCGATGCGCTCGCCCCGCCGCCGAAGAAGGCCATCTGGGTTAGCCTTGCAGGGCCACGAACAGCTTACCTGTCGTGGCGCACACGATTCTGACCTCGGAGGTCGGAATGTAGCTGGATTCAAAAACAATCCCACCGCCGCTCTTGGCCAAGAGCAATCCTGCGGGGGTTGTGTTGGAGGGGTTAAAGCCAAGCCCAAGGTACATATCGGTATCGGAAATGTTCTGGATCAGAAGATATTTGCGGGAGGAGTTGGAGGCAAAAACCTGCTGGTGTGTTCCACCTGTCGTGATGGACTGGGTGGAGGCTTCGGAGACTGAGCCTTTGTCGGCAAGGCTGTTGACGTTGGCCCGTCCGCTGGAATCCACGCTGATCGCCCGAAGATTCGTGCCATCGGTTCCTGCGTAGAGGTTGGCCGTGGTTGGGGCGGTTGAGCCTGTCGTGCCTGCGGAGGCAAGGGTGACTGGTATTCTCCCGCTGGATTGATCGGGGAGCTTGGTAGAGAGAAGCCGCTTGAAGAGGCTGATCAGGCTAAACGAGCCTGTGTCGGTAGAGGCGGCTGAGTCGGCTGGTGCGCCGATGTCGGTGTCGATATTGGAAAGGCTGGTGTTGGCCGTGGATTGATTGGCGGAAGTGGCCGCTCCTGATGGGAGGGGAAGGGAGGCGGCTGAGATAGGAACGTCAGCCGCACGGAGTTGCGTGTCGGTTAAAGGGCCGCTAACTGAAACTGGTGAAGCTCGAAGTTGAGTGTCTGTAAGTGGCTGGGTCAAACCAGTATTAGCCGTAATAGTTCCGCTTATCGGGACAGCTGTTGCTCTTAACTGGGCGTCAGTCAAAGGTCCGGTTACGGTCACAGTTCCATCGACAATGTGATGAGGAGTGTGCTCACCAGCGGCAAGGGTGGTTTTTAGGACTTTTGTCAGCCCAACTGCGTCTTTGATGTCTAAACTCATAGGGCGGTGGCGAGATGGGAGCTATTCTGCGGAAAACTAAAATTAAGTTGGCCAAAAGAAGAAACAACTGCGACAACCAGATCGGCTGAACCAAACAAAACACCTCGTTCCCACAAGTTTGTCCCTGAATTGTAGACCAAAAATTCCCCGCTTTGGGGGTTAGCGACGGAGACATCGGATAACCCGTCCAAACTTGAACTATCGGGGACAAAATCCAGATTGGCCGTAAAGGGGTTAAATTTGTAAGGCATTGCTTTGATTTTAACTCTTGATGACTGAAGTCAACTGGTTGAAGCCATTATAAACTAAAGTTAGGGTGGCAACAGGATTGCTGTTTTTCCTATAGACCACAGTCCCAGCATTGCCGTTTCCGTCATAATTGGAGAGCAGAATCTCGTCATATTCCGGGATGGAAAACCCCTCCTTGATGGGAATCGGGTTCCCGCTGTCGTTTTTGACCTCCACCTCGCTGGACACCGTGACGGGTCCCGTGATGGTGGTGGCTCCTGTCTTTGTTTCGATAACCTGCAAAAGACTATTAATCTTCTGCAAACTCTTATTCGACGGGTCTGTCGCTAGCGGAGTATCGCCCTCCGGGAAAAACGACGGCATAAATTATCCGACGGTATTAATGCCTTTTTCCAACGCTTCCAGGAAGCCCGTGTCGGTTGAAAGGTCGGGAGCGCCGGTCTTGGCTTCCCCTCCCCCTGCGCCCGGGGTGGCCCCGCGAAGCTCGGTCAAAGACTTTTTAAGTCCGGCAATCTCGCCTTGGCTTTTGCGAACATAGCCCTGAAAGAGTTCGACCAAAAGCGGCATAGACACTGCCTGGAATGTCAGGGCCGCCCGGGTTTCAGCATCAAGGTCGGTGTTCTCCACCTGAAGCGCCTGGGTGCGAAGCCCGTCAATGCGGGCATCCCAATCAGGGTTTCCGGTTTTGCGAAGCACCGGAACCTCGTTGGTAAACCGGTTCCAAATCTCGTCGTAGGCGGCCTTGGTGACTTCGGCTTCCTTAAGCTGGGCTTCCTGTTGCTGGCGGGCTAACTCAGCTGCCTGGGCGGCCTCGCGTTTGCCGATTTCCTCCAACGCCTTCTCGGCATTCTGAAGAATGACGTCGCGCTTGCCGTACAGCTGGTTTAAGTCTTCCACCCGACGGCGGAGATCAACGGCGTCAACCGGATCAAGCTGGGCTACCAATTCCTTTACAGCGGCCCTCCGCTTGGCGGAATCGCCGATATTGGCCGCACGAACCAAGGCGTCGGAATCAATTTCGTAAGCCTTGGCAATTTCCTCGATGCCGGCGGTCGCCTGCTCAATGGGTTTTTGCACGGCAGCTTTGTACTGCTTGGTCGCCTGGACCCGGGCCACGGACAGCTCAGTCTCGTACTCGTCCCGCTGGGAACGGATTTCATCCAATTCCGTGCGCAACCGCTCAAGCTCGGGAGAAGTCTGCTCGCCTTTGTCCTCAACCTTTTGTTCTTCCTTGCCGATTTTGCTCTCAAGCTCTTTAAGACGGGCCCGGGTTTCACGAAGCTCGGTGGTTACTTTGGCAAACGCAGTTTGTGCCGCTTTGGGTGCGTCCTTGGGTAATTCCGGTTCGGCGTCTGCTTCGGCTTTTTTCTCCGGGTCCCCTGCTTTGGTTAACTGGTCGATGACATCGTCAGGAATCTCAATTTTGTTTTCCAGCGTCGGGGTTTTGGCCTTCTCAGAAGCGGCTTCTGTTTTTGGAGCTTCCGCTTTGGGGGACTCAACCTTGGGAGTTTCTACTTTCGGAGCCTCGGCCTTGGGTTCAGGCGCAGGCGTGGCTGGGGCGGGATTTGTTTCGCCTAACTGGGCGTCTAGGGCCTCCAGCAAACCAAGGTTGTCGTCGCTCATTCTTTAATCTCCTTTGTCTCCGTCCAGGGGGCCGGCAACTCCGCCGGTTTTGCCGCCATTTCGGTCAGCACCTGAAAATTACGCAAAGCGTCAAAAAACCCTTCCCGACGGGCGTTCATTAATGCTCCCCATAAAGCCAAATCCACACCGGCCGGTGCGGGGCTGGGTTTGGGCGCGGCAAAATCCGTCAAAGCTTCAAGGGCGCCACGGAAAGCCGGTAACGTTAAAATTTGCTTAAGCTCCGCCTGAAGGTCGTCGCGTTTCTTCCAATCTTCTAATGTCATCATTTGACAATTACTGACATTGTTTTGTCTGTATGGCAAGCCAAATCATGAATTGCGAATTTTGCTGGCGGTCTCCGCGTCCTTTAGCGCCATCCGCTGCTGGTGCTCGGCCAGCTTGATTTGCTGTTCAAGTTGGGCTTCCTCCATTTTCATCTGCATCGCCACCTGGTGCTCCTGCATCTTGGCGGCAAACTTGGGGTCGGGCTGTCCGGGGTCTCCGGCATTTCCAGCTTCCTGGGCTTTACGCATGTTTTCAGCCTGCGCCCGCATTTGGTTTTCCAAGGCCACGATGGCCTCGCGCATAAGATTAAGCATTTCGTTGTACTGTCCGACTTCCACTTTACGCATCGGATCGGATGCAATCGCTTGAAGGTGTTGCAGGCAGTGTTGATAGCTAAGAGTCAGGTAAGCCAAAGCCATGTCTGGGCCGGCAATACCCTGCCCAAGAGCCTCCAGGATAGTCCGAGCGTCAGCCAGATGAACGCGTAGATGAACAGAATGGTTTTCCGTCGGCATGACGGAAATCGGCCTTCCGTCCTGGAACTGGGCGTTTTCAAGCTCGGCAATCTTGGCGTCTGTCGGGAGGCGTTCCTTCAGTTTGCTGGCCGGTAAATATCGGTCGACCTGGTCGTAGCCAACCCGGGCCGCCACTCGGTCGCGGATCAGGTTTTGCTGACCAACTTCGTCAAAGCGAGGGAGAAGCTGGAGAAACTCATTAAAGGCGAGAATACGGGCGCCGCTTGAACCATAACCAATCGCCCGGACCGGGGTTACATCATAAACATCCAGCACGGCTTTCCAGGGCACTCCGCGTTGCTCCAGCCGCTTGCGAAACTTTTCGTAGCCTTCATACCCGGCATCCCCTTTTTGCCACGTGTCTTTTTGAAGCCGGCGGAAGGATTCGCGAAGCAACTTGCCCCACGGAACATAGAAAAGATTAATTGATGCCGTGCTTAACACGGCTTCATTAGCCAGCTGGGCCTCGACCTCGGTGGCCGTACGCTCTTTACTTCCGTCTGTCATCTGACGGGTACGGTAACTTCCGGTGTTCGCCTGGCGGGTCAGGGAAAGCTCCTGCATGACCGGCAGGATGTTTTGGTTGTAATTGGGGAAAGAGGTTGCGACAACGTCCAAGTTAGGCGGTAAAAAGCTGATTGGGCCGGCAAAGGCCAGAGAAAGACGGCTGACATCCTCGGCGGTCTTTGGTTGGAGAACCAGACTGGTCTGCATCATCGACCCGTCGACCACTGAACAACGTAACCGGTTGCTTACCTGGACATGGGGAAAAATCTTGTGTCCCAGGCCACGAATCGAGTGGTAGGTGCCGTTGCCAATACCAAAGGCAAAAACTGTGAAGGCTTCGGCCGCGTTCTTAAACCGGCTTATTTTCTTAAACAAGAAATCCTGGTTGGACCCGTCGCGAAGCCCAATGTAGTGGCTGATTGTCCCGTCAAATTCACGCACATAGTAATGGTTGACCCGAATTTCCTGGGCTCGGGCGTAAGAATAGTAAAGGTCGTTGTTTTTAAACTCTACCTCAAGCTCTTCCCAGGTCTGGTCGCTGGGACGCTGGTTGCGATTGGATTCGGACAAAGCTTTGCGAACTTCCTCAACATTCCAGCCGGCCTCGCGGGCGGCCTTGGGGTTGGCGATGTAGGAAAAAAGCTCGTGGGCCAGATAAGACCGTTTGGCCACGGCAAAATCAATTCTTTCCTCAGTCGCCGGAGTGCCCCGCGGAATCAAAAATTCCCCAATCCCGCAGACCCGCCAACGCCAATCCTTGTCGTTTTCAAAAAACGTAACCCCCAGCCCCTGGGAAATAAAATAGTGGGAAAGAAGTTGAAAGTTAAAATGAAACTGGTCCCATCCCAAAAGAAGTTTGTGATACTCCTCGCCGATAATCCCACCCCACACCGCGCGCTCGCTCTCGTCCCCGAAGGTGGTTTTGACTTCCACAAGTTTTTCCACGCCCGTGACCAAATCGGTGTAAGCCGCCAACGCATTTTCCAGATCCGCGGCTGCTTCTCCAAAGTTTAAGTTGGCCCGGTAAGCTTGACCCATCGAGCGGAGCGTTGCCGGATTATAGGGCGGGTCACCGTCGAACATCGCCTGGATCTTGCTGCGGTCCTGGTCGGCATGAATGTCCGACTCCCGCAAAGTAGTATAAATGGAATGCGCGGACTTGGCGTCCTTCAGCCTTTCTTTGGGAACAGAACCCTTCTCGGGTATGTTTTCGAGCAAGATGTCCACTTAGCGACCCATACTGTCTACTGGCAGTGACAAGTCAATAATTTAACGAAAGGAAAGTTCCTTGTTGGCGTCAATGACCCGGTCCAGCCGTTTGGCTTGTTCGACCCAGCCTCCACTTTTGCGGGCCATAACCGTGCCCCCGGCCATGGCCCCAACCCGAACCCGGACACACTCCAAGGCCACAAACGCGGCATCCGCCAAGTCGGGGCTTTTTCCCGTGCGCGACTTGTAGTCCCGCTTGGACTCCACCACCAGCTTGCCCCCGCCCACCGTCGTGTATTTGCGGCTGGTCAGCTCCCTGGCCAACTCTGGTGAGATGCCTTTGAGCTGCCCGGACCGCATGAACTCCACTCCCCCAAACCAAAGCTCGGTGACCCGGTTGGAGTACTTGTCTTTGGCCATAATTCCAGAGGTTGAGCTGGTGGGCAGGTCGCTTGGTTTTTCCCCAAACTTGACCCGCAAAAGGCGCGGGGACCAGACCTCGGAAATAATATCGCAAAGTGGATCGCCGGCCCCGGTGGCGTCGACCGCCAGGTATTCCGCTGGCACGCCCCGGCCGGAGCACTCTGCCATGACTTTTTTGGCGATCTGAAAATTGCGCGGTTGCGGGTCGTTGACGTCCTCCCGCAAGGTCACGGCTTCTTTCAAGCAGACCGTTGGCCCGGCCTCGTCGGTCCGTCCGTACTCCACAAAATAAAGAATCGTCCTGTCTCCGCCGTTGGTAAACGAAGGGTCCAGCCCGGCCACCATCTTTGGGGGTTCCTTCCACTTGGGCAGTTTATCGACCTCAAACTTGCGAAAGTCGGCTTCCGAATAAATCGACTGTTCTGCTCCGCCCGGGGCGGGGAAAGACCGGATAAACCGCCAAAAGGCAATTGAGTTTTCCCCGTCGTGTTCCTCGGCGTGTTTGAGTTGCTTGGTCGTCAGCAAAAACGGCCACTGGTCCTGGGATTCCAGGTTCGGGGTCTTCGCGCCGTCCAGGTGCAGGCAAATCCCGAGCTTGGTCTGCCACTCTTCCATCTCAACATTGACCGAGTTCCAGCCGTTGACCGGAGTAGCGTATATCCCAAAAGGGTCATACTGGCTTGAAAAGTTTCCCAGCGCCACGCACTGAAAAGTCGGGTTGGCGTTTAGGTTGGAGATTGCCTCAAACACCGAGTTGGTCACGTCGGTGGCCTCGTCGATGATCAAAAACACCCGTTGGTTTTTAAGCCCGATAAGTTTGGCCGTGGCTTCCTTTTCCTTGTCCGGGCTGGACGGAATTAAGGTGATAGAGGATCGGTCGCTGCCCTCCCCTTCGGTCAGGACGATCTTACCCATCGAGTCGATCAATTTACCGGCAAGTCCTGGGACTTGCATAAAACGCTCCCGGATGCCTCCCCAGAGCCGTTTACGGGCCTCCCGGATGGAGGTCGAGGTCACCAGCACCAAAGTCTCGTGTGGCGCACAAAGCCAGTTTACCAGGCCCCACAGCGCGAATGTGGCCGTTTTACCGGAGGACTTGGGTCCGGACACAGCCAGGTAATCCTGTTCACAGGCAGCCTGGATCATGCGCTCCGCCCAGGGATGCCAGCAGAAGCCGTTTTTGTTCCTTGTTTTGTGGTAAGGCCAGAGTATATCGACGACGTTCTTAAAATGCTGAAATTTGCCCAAACCCCCCTGTTCCGGCTTGAGTCCCCACTTAAAGCAGAGGAGCTCGATTTCGAGCTTACCGGCCCCCTCCGGCCAGGTCCTGCCATACATTGTAAGGGCCATATTTACAGCCATTAATTGCCAGTAATGAGCTTTTCTGTCAATAATTTATCACGACAAATCGGTGGTAAACTATTGTCCTAAAATGACATGGTGCGGTGGC